CGTCCTCCATTGGCTTGAGTTCAGGCGGCAACTCAAATGCCGGGGTGTCGGGCTGCTTCGTGGACTGCGGCGGAGCGACCCTGGCGGCGGCTTGCGCGGCGATCTCTGCGATTTCCTCGGGCGACAAGGACTTCTTCGGCTTTTTGACCTTCAACGCGGGCCTTTCGGGCGCAGTCGGCATAGCGGTCGCGCTACCCTCAGGAGCCGCTGCTGGCGTCTCTGGCGCGACGGGGGGCTCGGATGCCTTCGGTTCTTTCGGCGTCTCCTTGGGCGGTTCCGGCGCTGCCACGGCGGGCTCCTTGGGCGTCTCGGCAGGCTCTTTCGGGGCCTTGTCCTTTTTCTTGCGCGTCACCCCGAGCATCGCCGCAATGCCCTCGCTTTCGCGGGCGGCATCGGCAATATCGGGCGTTTCGGTCGGCTTGACTTCGGGTTCGGTCGGGGTCGTTTCTTTAGGCATAGGTCGTGGTCTGGGTTAATGGCAGGGATTTAAGAATTGCGGCCCTGTTGCCGCGCACCGTGGATTCGATCTCGTCGAGGGTGTTCAGGAACAGCGTCAGGCGTGCGTTCTCGCGCAGAAGGTTCTCGCTGGCCTCGTTCACCGCCCTCGCGCTGAGGAAGGCTTCGGCGCTCTCGGCGGTATGGTCTGCGAGCGCGGCGATATTCATGGCGATTTTCGAGCGCACCATTTGCCTGATAAGTATGCATTCCTCTGAGTTGAAGAATTTGGCCAGCTTATCCGATTGGTGCGGGGGCAACGGCTGCGGGTCCGACTGGAACAGTTGCATTAGGGTCTATTGGGGGTTGGGGTTCAGGGACGATAGGCGGTAACAGCGGTTGCTGCTGCGCCTCGATAAGCTCGACGACCGGAAGGATGCGCTTGATAGCCTCGTCCACGAGCTGGTCGTGCGCCTGCATTCCTTCCAGTGTTTGCTTGAGCGTCATAAACTCGTTGGTCACAGGGTCGATGACGGCTTGCTTCATTTGCTGGCCAACGACAGTCACGGCTTCCTCGACGATCTTTTGCTTCATGGCGTCGATGACTTGCAGGAATTGCTCTTGCTGCGCCTGCGGTGTGGTTGGCGCGTTCGGATCAATCTTGATGCGGAAGTCGTCAGGCATTCCAATCAGCTTCCAGATGCGGTTCAGCAACTCCACGATGCCCTTCACGCCAATCGCGGCGAACAACTCGGGTTGCTGCATCGCCACGCCAAGCGCCTGAAGCATCGCGATTCCGAGCTTCGAGTCACTGAGGCGGTTGACGCCCTCGCGGTCTGACATGAACGAGTCGAGAGTCAGCGGCCCCTTTTTGCCCTTGACGCCGTGATGCGTGGAGCCGTATTCGCCCTTCTCAACCTCAAAGCCCAATTCCTTCAACGCAGCCTCGCGCTCAGGCGTCAGGTCCGCGACTTCGGCGAACACCTCGTCGGCCCCGTAGCAATAGAACGCCGTGTAAAGCAGGCGCTTCTTCGCCGCCCACGCTGAGTCAATGCCGGTGCCCATGAACTCAAGATTCACCGAGGAATTTCTGGCGAGTATGGTGTGCTCAGTCGCGGATTGCTCGTGCGTGGCACTGGCGCCAACCTCCTGCGCCGTGAAGCCAAGCAACCGTTCGAGCACCAGGAGCGTCAGGTTGATGTTCTGCGCGAGTTCCGCAGTGCTGACCTGCGGGTTTTGCATGTAGGTAATGGCGTCGCTCATGGACGCCTTGCCGCTGCCGGGGAGGATGTACCGCTTCTGGTCGCCTTTGTAGGTCAGCCACGTAATCCCCTGATACAGTTTATCCTTGAGCCGTTTAATCCAATGGAGTTGGCTTTCCGGGACAAGATTTGTATCCACCCACGCCACGCGCATAATGTTCTGCTTTACCGACAGGAAGTGCTGCGTCAGGAAATTCCCCAGCAACTGCTGGAAGCCCGAGAGCTGCAAACCAATACCCTGCGGCACCGTCTTGTTGGCGTCATAGCGGTCGAGGTACACGTATGCGGGAGGCGAATAAGGCAGGACTTCGGCGTGAATGCAGCAATCGAAATTCGCGTAAATGAATCGCATCCACACCGGCTTGTCGTAATCGAACAGCCCCCACTCGCTCGGCACGAGTTTGTCGAACAGCACCGCCAGCGTGATTGTCGCGTCGTCCTCGTCTTTCAAAAACGACGACTGCTCCTTGGCGATGCGGTCTGGCCCGCTCAACCGCTCCAGCTCCTTGTACGCATTCGGGGTGACGATCTGGCAGGGGTAGAACTTCGTGTAGATTTTCCACGTGTTCGAGGTGAACAAATCATAGCCGCCGTAGGTGATGCGGTCGGTGTTCCAGTACGCCTTGTTGCGCTTCACATCGCGCCACTTCATTATGTCCCAATACCCGCAATAGGATACGCCGGTGTCGGTATTGAGCGTGTGAAGCGGTTTGCTGCGGTCCCAGAAATGCCGCGTTGGGTGCGGGATGACAAAGCGCACACCCTCGCGCTGGATCATCGGCTTTACCTTGCCATCGTCGGTCCTTGTCTCGTATTCCTCGCGGTAGTAGGCTTCCTGCGGGAAGTTGAAGCAAATGCCGTAGTAGGCCATCTGCTTGAAAGATTGCTTGTCGTCGTCGGCGTACCCCATCTCCGATGCCATGCGCTGAACCCGCGAAGTCACGATGTCCGCAACCATCGTGTCCCGGAGCGTCATGCGCGGCGGGGTGTACTTGTAGCGCGGCCATGTATTCCGGTCGTTGAACAGCTTGCCTGCGCGCATGTCGGCATAGGACGCCACCAGCGGAATGAAAACCTCGTCGAACAGCGGCTTGTTGAAGGTCAGCACCGGCTCGTTCTTGCCGCCGATGTTTGCAAAGACCTGCTTTTCCACGCCGTCAACGACCTGCACCAGAGGCTCAAGCATGTTCTCCAGCCCGAAAGCCTTGAACAGCTCCATGATCTCCTCGTTCGACTTGCCGGACGCAGCGAGTTCGCGAGCCTGAATCCCGAGCGCATTCTTCTCGGCGGCGGCTAGCGCCTTGTCGATCCCGCCATAGATAGGGGCCTCCTGCGTGCAGGTTTCAATCGCCCTCCGAAGCCTTGAGGAGTGGTGCTCCTGTAAGCGTTTTATGCCGTCTTTCGGCTGCTTGGCGGTAAATAATTTTCGGAGTTCCTCGGTTTTTCCGCCGAGGCTTTCGAGATATTGAATGTCCTGCATGAGTCTTGCGGTTAGTCAGCTTGTGGAGTTCGCCCCAGTGGCGGCGTTGAGCCTGAAACACCGTCATCTTCGGAATCAGCTTCAGGATCAGGTTCACCGGCATCTCCACACCATCCACAGAAACAAGAAACTTCGAGCGGCCAAGCAACTCCATCAGGCTCCAATGGCGCCGACCGGGCACTTCGCGCGCCACCAGGCCTTCGGCGCGGAAGGCAAATGCCAAGCGCCCGCGCCGGTCCAGCGTGAGTTCGCAGCGGACCACCTTGAGGGAGCGAGGCTTGTCCTTCCACGCCCATTCCTGAGTCATTTGGACTTCTTGCCGACCCCGATGGCGATGACGGCGATGGGCTTTCCCTTTTCTCCGGGCTTTTCCTCGGACTCGTAGTCCTCGCCGTAGTCCTCGCCAAGCTCGGCTTCAACGATGTCGCCGGTCAGGGTTTCGCCATCATTGGCGGTCACGACAATGGTGACTTCGGAAAGGGTGCATTCCTCGCCCGCCTTCTTCTTCGCCAGCGGCGCGAGGTCGGGGTTGGCCAGGTCGAGCGAAATCTGGTTCATGGCACAATGGGTTGACAGGTATAGCAAACGCGCTACGATATGCGGTAGAACTTACACGCGCCAAAGACTCTTAGCAAGCACTATCTTTTAAGACCCGATGCCAATCAAATTGCCACCCCCAATGGATACCTGGGACATCCAGCCCCCGCTATCCGACGATACTTTCCGGTGGCAGCGCGGCGTAATCACCAATGGCGAGTGGGCGCCGCTGCTCACCCCCAAGGGCTACCTGGTGTTCAATGATCGTCACCGCAACATCCTCCTGAAGGGCTGCCGGAAAAGCTCCAAGACCATCTCGTTCGCGAACCGATTCACGCGCCACCTGTGGGAGAATGACGGCGCTGTGGGTGGGGTGTTTGCCCGCACGATGAAAAACGGCATGGGCGGGGCGTGGAACGACTTGGTGAACTTTGTATTCCCCGGCTGGCAGTACGCCAACATCGGATTCAAGGTCATCGAGCGCGGCACCAACGCCAGCACGAAAATGCCGTTCGTTAGAATCCGAAACAAGCACGGCGGCATCAGCGAGGCGCAGCTTCACTCCGTTAACCATGAGCCTGACATTGAGGCGCAGGTGATGAGCTTGCGGTTCAGCGCAATCTGGTTCAGTCAGGCTGAGCAATTCATGTCGGTGGACACCTACCGCATCCTTCTCATGCAGCTCCGCATGGAGATGTTCGGGATACCGCGCGAGGAGCACGTTTGCGGAATGGATGCAAACCCGCCGGAGACTGGCACCGATCACTGGCTGCACGACGTATTCGAGAAGGCGAAGGTGGAGGGGACGAAGTTCTACCGGCCCGATTACCACGACCACTTTTCGTGCTACGAGTTCGGCATCGACGACAACCCGCTGCTGGACCCGAGGGACAAGGAGGAGCTTTACAACACGTACAAGTCGGACCCGGTGAAGCTGAAACGCTTCTATTTCGGGGAGTGGGTTCGCGATACAGCAGAGGGCCACTTCGACAAGACTTTTGGGCCTCGCCTGATTCTCGGAAACGCAGACGACCCTGACCGCAGCAAGTGGGAAGTCATCACGCCCCACAAGAATGCGCGCACGCTGCTCGTAGGAATTGACACCGGGGCGCTCTCGCACGCCGCCGGATTCTGGGTGTCGCGCACAGACGCTCGCGGACTGGTCTGCTACGACGCCTTCGATGAGGTGGTTTCAATCGACAAGCCGGTGTCGATTCGCTCGTTCGCGGAGCAAGTCTGGGAGCGCGTGAAATTCTGGAACGAGTGGATGATGAAAACCTACGGGCTTGCCAAGCCGCCCGAGTGGCGATTCTGGGCGGACTCCTCGCTCTGGAACTACAGCAGCACCGCAAACAACAACGACGCGCAAATCTTCTGGGATGTCAGCGATGGGGGCATGGGGTTGCGCCCGGTTGTAAAGGGCAGGGGTTCGATCATGCAGCGCATCGGATTGTTCAACCGCCTGTTCTTTGAGGACCGCGCATTCATTTCCGCACACTGCAAATGGGCTATCTCGTGGGCGCGATTCCTGAAACCCGGGCGCGGGAAAAACCAGCCGGTGTCGCAGGCCACAATGGAGTTCAAGCACAAGTTCGATGCGGACTCGTACTGCATCAGCTCCGAGATTCCCTACGAGATGGATGGCGAAGTCTCCCCCTCAGTCGCCACCGGCATCATCACTACAGGGTGACATGGACGCACTCACCGACCTCGACGAAATGCCCGCCGGCCCTTACCGGGGCAGGATCATGCGCAACGTCCCCGCGATTCACCTGTTGGGGTTGCTCGACACCGGGGACGAGTTCCTGGACAAATACCCCGCAGTCAAGGGCTACATCCTCAACGCGATTCGCCAGCTTCGCGCAGAGGTCCACCCGCCTGCAACCAATGGAGATCACGATTGAAACCAAGCTGAAAATCCACGAAGCCGATTACGATGGCGTCGTGCGGCAGTTGCGAAAACTGAAAGTCCGAGTCCGATGAGAACCTTCACCCCCTTAGACGAC